ATGGCATGTGTGCTGCCATAACGCAAACAATCATTGGCGGGTGCTGAATGTTTTTCACTCCAGTCTATACCAAACTCCACTGCTCGTGCCAAGGCATCTGCCACTGCTTCCACTTTCAAATAGTCCAACAAATACTCAGTGTAGATTTTGTCCGAACCCCAGTTGTCAATTTTTTTGTTGTGCTTTAACAACCAGGCTGTGAACTGTGCAGGATTGATTGCTTTTGTAGCCACACAGTATCTGCCAAACTTTACAAAGGCCTTGTAATAAGGGCTGTCTGCAAAGTCATCGAATGTTTTTAGTTTTGCCGAACCTTGTGCAATTTCATAGAACCGCAAGTAGGATTGAAAGCCCAATTCAACGCCACGTTCACTGCGTTCTTGACGTCGTCGTTTGGGTTCGCACAAATGCACCACAAGACTTTCGGCACGCCTGAATGTTTTCTTGCAGTAGCCGCAAGTGAGTTCACTTAGTGTCTCGACCATGGTCTCTAATGTATTGATCTAGTTCTTTCTTTGTGGTCATTGTGGCCAGCATGGCTATTTCATCTTCTTTGTATGTGGGAAACAGTTCTGCCAACTGCTTTCTAATAGCACTTGCGCCAGTACCTGTTTCTTTTTTCTTGGGTGAGATCCAGTTGTGTCTGGGTGTGCCCATGTCTGGACTCACTGTGGTGGCACACAACCATTGTAGTTCAGGATGCCGGTTAATATTAAAGAAGTGTTTGTTCAATCGTTCATTGGTGGAGATCAAATAGAACTCTTGCATTTCTCGGCTGCCTTCAACACAACTTGCCCAACGAATCATGAGATAGTTAGAGAATTTCTTGCGTTCCTCGTCTGTGAGTTCGCGATAGAAGTTTCTGTTTTTGCGATCCAGTTGTCGCATCTCGTTGGCAATGTTTAGTTTATCGCTCACTTCTCTACCTTGATTAACTTGTATATCATTATAGCACGTTCCAAGGCATCTTGTAAAGCAGGATTGGTCTTGGCCAGCTGCCGAATTTCGCCCCACATCTTACTTTCCTGGAGGTGATCAAACAAGGGCCTGCCATCTGATGTTCTGCTGTCGTAATCAACATGATGTCCAGTTACTGGATCATATGCATAGCCCATTAGTTGTCTGGTGCTAGGGTCAGCACCAGACTCACGAGCATACACTTCATTGCCGTTTCGTTCGTAGATGTAAGTGGCACCGGGTTTAAGAGTTCCCATACTTGTAGCCATATTGAAAATGTGCCCAGCGTAGGAATCGTTCTAGTCCTTCTTTATCCTCTGGATAACTTTCCAAGTAAATCTTGGACAAGCGATTGACGATTTCAAATATTTGGGGTTCAGTATAAGGCATGTGTCACCATGATTTGTTGTAGTCTACTATCTCACAGTTGCGACTGATGTCTTTGACAAAGTACACGCAGTCTGGATCAGGATCATCGTTTAATGGCACAGCAAGCAACTGTCCATTCTTTAGCTTGGGTGCATACCAAGATACCTCATGATATACATCCAAGATTTCAATGTCTGGAAAACTGGGACGAAAACTTGTGAGTGGGTTGAATTGAAACACTCTAAAGCCACGGTCATTGATTGATGTCAACGGCAGCACTTCTAGATCACCTATCTCAGGCTCACCAATGAGTATTTGCCAGTCCATAGGCATCTTTATGGTGTTCTCGCCAATGCGTAGCACCAGTGCAGGTGCATTGAAACTTTCCAAAAAGATCAGCGGAATGAAATGATAGTCTGGCTCTTGTGGGTTTGAGTTGTCTAGTATGGCAAATCGCATGTCATCTACTTCTTCAGGCAAATGATCTAGGTCGTAATGAATGTTGTCTAAGGTTAAAATTCGCATGTGTTTAGTTTACAGTGTTTGTGTCAATAAGTCAACCGCCAGTTGCGTATCTGAGGATCATAACGAAACACAATATCGTTTGTGGCTCCCATGATGTGTTTGGCGACGTTACCAAACCAAACATCTCTGCAATTCATTGTCACTGGGCCATATTCAGCTTGCCAAAACAACACCACATACATGCTTTGTCGAAATCGTCTAATGTCATTGAAAGGAATTGTAACAGTGAGATCTGAATCATTGTTTAGTTGATTCAAGTCAACTGTGATTGGTTGAGTTTGGTGATATTTTGTCAGTTTCAGATCAGTGAACTCTGGCAGCATTTTAAAAAATCTATTGAGTTGATTGGCTTGGTAACGTGTGTCCGCAAGGCTGTACTGTTGCTGAAAATCTTGATTGATAATGCTGGCAAATGCAGGATCAACATCAATGTCAGGCTGATATTCAAATGCTTCTGACCCCGATTGATCGACCACAAATATTGGGTGCATTTGATACACTTCTGCGTGAATTTTAAATTGACCAGGTATAAACTCTCCACCGTGTCGCTGTGCATGGTTGGATAATTTTATTATATCTTCACCAAATATTTGTGTGTTGATAGTTTCTGACACATACACATCTGCCTTGATGTCAAGGTTGAGAAAGTCCCCATGTATCAATTCAATGCGATCAGTCATCTGCAATTTTTCAATGATTGATTTGGTATATTGATACCTTTGCAAATCTCTTTCAACTGCAATCACATGTTTTGCTCCAGCATGCACTGCCAGCACACTTAAGAAACCTGTGCCGGTGCCGATGTCACAAATTACTTTTCCTGGTGCAGCTAACTCTAATGCAGTTTTGTAAAAAATATTACGTCCAGTATCATTCAACATGGGCATGAAGACCCCGTCGTCTTTCATAAAATCTAAGCTCATTGTTTTATTTCTAAAATAATTTGATTTATTCTTTGTGCCATTAGTACCTGAGTTTCTGTGTCAGTATGATATGGATCATTTTCTGGCTTTCCTGTTTTGTAGTAGTTGAACATAGGTTCAGCAAAATTTGTGTCAGTGAGCTCAATTGGAGTTATTCCAGCATTGAGTATTTTTTGGTGCCAGTGTTGAAACATCCACGAATCAACTTCATCTTGTAGTCCTTCGTGAAACAAATGCTTCAGATATGCATCTATGGCTTGCAATTGATCTTTTGATATATTCACTGTGGAATTTTTATCAAGTCCTTGCCACACTGTGGAAAAAATTCCTGCGTTGTTGTCTGGTGTTCCAACGCCTCGATCTGTAACTATTTTACTATTGTGACCAACATATTTACAATAAGTGCTTTCGTCTCCAGAAAATGGGTATATAAAATTTTTTAATCCATTCTCAACATTAAATGTCTGATTAACTATTAAATTTATTCTACCAGACCATGTTTTATGATATGTCACGTAACGGCATCCAATACTAATTGCCTCCCTTATTTGAAAACAAATACCCAGGTTACTCATACTACCACGAGCTAGATTTAATACTTTATAGCCAAATTGATCTTGTAAAATTTGACTGTAATGATCTCGTTCTCCAGTCTTGGGATTACCATTTTTTGGGGCACAACTAAAACTATCGCCACATACTATAATATCGTATTTCATAATATCTTCATCCAATCAAGTTTTTCTTGTGTAAAGGGATAGTTGGCTTCCTTGTAGAATTGTTTACGTTTGGTCAAGTGACGCTTGGCAAATTTACATGTGGAAGTTATGTCCCAGATTTGAACATGGTCTTTGTCTTCTGCTTTGCGTATTCCACGACCGATGCTTTGGATAACACGTACAAAACTTTTGCCAGGCTCCACCAATACAAGATTAAAAATACGGGGAATATTGATGCCCACAGCAGCCACGCCATAGGTTGCCACAATAATTTTATCTGTTGCTTCAGCCACTTCGTCATATTCTGCCTGCCTCTTTGATCCCTTGGTTGCACCCGACACAAACACTGCTTTGTCACCCAACCTTGCAACCAGTTGTCTACCACACTCAGTACGGTCTACCAGCACTAGAGTGTTGCCTGTTTCGTTTACTTGACGCACCAAGTCTGCCATGGTGTCCAGTCTTCCAGACTCTTCCAGCAAGTATTTGAGCTCGCTTTGATAGTCCTTGTACTCCACGTGATCAATCAACTGCACAATGTTCACATGGCAGTTGGCCAACACACCTTGTTGTTGCAGTTCACTGGCACTGAGCTTGCCAATAACAGGGCCAAGACTGACCAGCAGTGCTTGGCTTTCAAACTTTTCTTTGGGCACAGTTCCAGTCAAACCCCAGCGAATTGGCACTCTAGCCATTACGCCTGTTAACAAGGTTTTGAGTGCATCTGCCTTGGCCATGTGTACTTCGTCCACAATCACGCACACCACATCTTCAAGAAACTCACCTATGGTACAGTCGCCTACTCCAGCCTTGGTATTCTTCAACAAGTTGTTTAGACTCTGCCAAGTGCATATTGTGTGTGTGCGTCCGTATTCTTTTCTGTCGCCAAAGTACACGCCAACATCTTGTTGCATGTTGATGTAGTCTGCTTCAGTTTGTGTTACTAAACTCTTGTTGGGCACAATAACAATACTGCGTCCATAAGGTGCCACAGCATTGCTCAAGGCTGCTGTCATAATGGTTTTGCCTGCACCTGTGGCCACTTCTTGTATGCACTGTGGGTTGGCCAAGAAGTTGTTGATGATTTCCACTTGGTAGTCACGCAACATGATAGGCTCACCTGCGGCCGGGTGTGTCTTAGGCCACTTCACATGTTCAAAACTTGTTTCAGTTACTGATTCAAAGTTAAATGTGTTCGAATAGTCACGCTGGTCATCCAGTTCAACATCATAGTCAAACTTTTCCAATATGGGCATGATCTCTGGCAACAGGTTCACATAGGTGCTGCCACCTAGTTGGAAGTATGCTACCTTGCCATCCCATCGTCCTAAACGAACTGCTGGCAAATAACGTGCGGCAGGGTTTTCATATTTGAAAGCATTGACCAAGGCCTTGCGAGCATCCAAGTCCAGTCCTTCAATCTTGATGTTTACTTCGTCACGTATTTGTATTGTGCATCTTTTCATGTAGTATATAGTAACACATGCACAAACAAAAGTCAAAAAAACAGGGACCGAAGTCCCTGTTGTAAAGCCCGGGGCGGAGCCAACCAATCCCCGGGAAACTCCACTCACTCACCAATCATCAAAATCACAAATGCCAACAATACTCCTAACACGGGGTGGCCAAAAAACACTAGCATTAATACGGCCACCCAAGCCATGTTAGGCACTCTTCATACATGTTGTCTCTGCAAGACGCTTCCAGTTGCCTGAAAAACTCTTACGCAAGTCTGCAATCTTCAATGCCATACGCAAGCTCATCTCACGCAAACGGTTCTGATTTGCTTCCATAAACTCAATGATCTCGTCCTGCACACAGGGTTCAAAATCATAGTCTGCAAACAACACACCGTCTTTGGCAATTTGTTTGATACGCAACACTTTGTCACGCATGGTGTCAAGTGTCAAGTCCAAGTAGTGACAGCGACTTTGCAGTGCATCTAAGTGATCACGCAATTTTTGCGACTTCATCTGATCAAACTTCAAGTTGGTAATAAAAATTACACTGCCCTTGAACTCGAAACGATCTGGGATGCCTTCGCGACGCAGAGTGCTGGACTCACTCAACCATGAAATGGTACGCTTCTTGCCTGAGTCTAATGCACCCTTCAGCAAGTTCAGTGCCACGTCATCCAACAAAATGCTGTCACAGTCATCAAACACCAACACACAATTATCGTCTGAATATTTGTACAGTGCTTGATACAAGCCAATGGGTGTTGCACTACCTTTGACAACTTCTGCACGAAGTCGCTTGCCTGCCAGTTTGTCAAACAGGGTGGCTTTTTCAATCTCTTGCTCAACACCAAACGATTTGCCAACTCCAGGAGGACCTGACACAATCATAGCACGGATGTCGCCGTTGACACAGGCCTTTGTCATCTCATGCAAGATGTCAAAACGCTCACGAATACGTGTCATGATTTGTTCTTCTGTCTCTGCCTCCGCTTGGGGCTTGGCAAATGCCACTGTATTTTCTTTGCTCACTGCATCTCCATTGACATACTCGATGTCGCTAATGTTGTTGACTTTGATACGGATGGTGTCGGGGCAGTTGGGAAATGCACCGTTGTTTTCTACTGTCACAAAATTACCTTTGGCACCAGATTGAAAACCTGACACAAGATTGAAAGCGATATTGCGAACGGGTTTGTTGCGATACACACCTTTAATAACACGAATTGCACTCATTGTTGGCTCCTTTGAAATGCGGTTGTTTACTGTTTATGTCTCTATTATAGCAAAAGATGGATTATTGGTCAACCGGGGCAAACATCTCTTGGCCTAGTTGCATAAAAACAACAAACGCCTTCATTGTGTTTTCGCCGTACATCATGCGACCATGTTTTTGAATGTCTTGCAGTGTTTCCAACAGGCCCATGCCCTGAAAGTCTGCTTCATTTTGAATTTGTTTGATTGCTGTTTCAATTTTCATTGCTGGCTCCTTTTTGCTTTGTATGCCATTATTATAGCATTTTGGGAATTATCGGTCAAGTACTACCAAAGTATTACTTTTTGAACTGTTCAAAGAAGCGGGTGTTGATAATGTCCATTTCGTCCTGCTCCACGTAGAAGTCAGTAGTAGGATCGTAGTACTGGCCCTGTTTGTTGTCATAATACAACACACGACCTGAGAAGTTGAACGGGCCTTCCAGTCCCTTGCGAGCACTGTATTTGTCACGCATGATGTCTATGGTGTCAACTACACGATATCCCATTGTTGGCTCCTTAAACAAGTTCTATTTCTTCGATTTCGTAGACTACATCTGCCCGGTCCTGGCCGTCTTCTTCCCAGCCCACCAGCAGTTCCTCTACCAGTGCCTTTGCCTGCTCGGGTGTGCTACATGCACCCATATTATAAAACTCATCTTCTCTATCGCCCCAACCTTGCACTTGCACGATATACATTTTTCTCATTGCTGACTCCTTTTTGCTTTGTATGCCATTATTATAGCAAAAAGGTTATTTCTGGTCAAGTACTACCAAAGTATTACCTAACACCAGTTGTTTGCAATCACAGGATCAGCAGTGCATTCGTGTGGTTTGGGCTTTCCGTGAAATACTAATATGCTGGTATCACCACCAATGTATGCGTTGGAACCTGAGCCAGGTGCATTGGGTTTTCGTGTGGAAAAATTGTAACCGCCGTCTCTTACTTGCCATCGCCAACTTTGTAAATGTTGTTGATCAAAATGTCTGCGTTGATTGGGATCAATGGCCACCTCCAGGTAATCTTGATCTCCAGGATATTTTACAACTGTTCTGTTGATGTCTAATTGATCAAACTCGTGCCATACATGGGCAAACTTTGAAACGTTCCACCACATTACACTGCTGTTCATGCCCGAATAACTTTTGCGTTGAAGATACCTAAAGTCTCTAATGGTCCAAAAGCATTCTGTACTCAACGCTGGGATCCAACTCAAATCATTTATGATCACACAGTCAAGGTCAAAGTACAACAAATTGCCCGAGTAGTGTTCAGGGTTGAACAACTGCATTTTGTACCACCATTCGCGTTTGGGTCCCGAAATGCCTGGCCATTCTTTTACAGCGTGTTTGATCATGTGTGGTGGCACTGATCTATCCTGCTCGGTGTACACATGAAAACGTATGCCATCAGGCAAATGTCTTGTCAACATATTGTACAGTTTTTCCACATACACCCAGTCGTAGCCAGTGCCATGTATCACACATGCACAATCAGTTATGTTGTCAAGGCGGGGGCGATTCTTTTTAGCCATAGTCCTTCTCTTAGTTCTTCAACAGTGTATTCAGTGTGGCATATTTTTGCCAACCACAGTTCTCTATCTATCGTGTAAGGTTGTTCAATGTCAGGCATACCCACTGCAACAGGGTATGCCAGACTACTGTGGGCTACAATGGGTCTGCATCCTGCAATACCTGCTTGTATGCCCGGTCCTGAATTGTGATTCACAACTGCATGGCAGTTGAAGTGCATGTCAAAACTGTCGTAAGTGTTAGCCACGGGTCTAGCAACTTCCATTGTGGTATTCTCAGGCATGTATGGCATTCGCAGTGGACTACGTGGATGTGCTCGTATGCATATGGGACGATCAGTTGAGTTGCGTAGTTGTTGAACTTGCATCAACACCCACGATTCCATGCTGCCTATGCCAGCAACTTGCAAACTGTTTCTGTGCTGTGCGGCAATGATGATTTCTGGTCGTGGATTAACTTGTGTGGCTAGACTTATTTGTAACTTTTTAGGGCGACTCATATCCAGATTGTGCTCATGTCCGTAATAGCCATCCCTGGTGATGTGATTTACTGCCAGTTTCCAAGTCTGTCCACGATACAATGCACCGATGTCTATCACAATCACAGGTTTATTTTGTTTGCGGTAGTGCTCATACACTGCTTGATTGGTTTTCATTCTGCCGTGCCACAACACTGACCAAATCACTGCGGCATCTGCAGTCATGGAATTCTCTTGTGTTTGTATGCCTGCGGATTGGCAACAATCTAAGAAGGCACTCATCACAGGCCGGCTGTTCATGGCACATTGGGCAGGAAAATAGGCTATGGATTTGATCACTGTAAATACGCTTATGAAATACACTGTAGTTACCACTTTTAACGCTGAAGGTTACAAGACTTACGGCCGCCGCATGATCGAAACTTTTTTGCAAACATGGCCCCGAGATATACTGCTCAAAGTATACGCTGAGGGCTGCACTGTTACCGAAACTGCACCTAACTTGCAAGTGCTGGACCTAGAGGGTGCAAGTGCAGACTTGGTTGCATTCAAAAACAAATGGCGTAATGTGCCCAAAGCCAATGGTGATATTGGTCCTGGAAGCGAACGCAAAGCATTCAAATGGCAAGCAGTGCGCTTTGCTCACAAAGTGTATGCCATATTCCATGCCGCCCGTCACTGCACTACAGATTGGTTGATTTGGATGGATGCAGACATGGTGTGTCATAGTCCAATCACTGTGCAAAAGATTTCCTCATTCTTTCCAGATGATAGAGAACTGTGTTATGCAGGCCGTAGCAACAAGTTTACCGAATGTGGATTGTACGGCATGAATTTGAAACGTGGCCCTGTACAAAAGTTCTTGGCAGAGTTCCAACGCATGTATGATGATGCTGACAACGGTATCTTTACGCTGAGCGAATGGCACGACAGCTATGTGTTTGACGATGTCAAAAATCGCAGTGGCCTGGCAGAGCTCAACTGGAGTGCAGGCCTAATCAACGGTGAAGGTCATCCGCTTATAAACTGTGAATGGGGTGCATACATTGACCATCTCAAAGGCAAACGCAAAGGCGATGGTCGTAGCAAACTCAAGGACCTTGTGGTCCGCCGCACTGAAAAATACTGGCAATGATATTTTTAAGCAAGAATGGCGATGACGAATACATTGACATGTATGCACATGGGCTCGGACTTGAGAGTACACCCTTAGAAACTTGGCGTTACGAAGACAGTGACGAGCCACTCATGCTACGTGGCATTATGAAACACAAAATCATCAAGCAGTGTTGGGCAGATGATAGACCATTTAGATACATGGACTCGGGCTATTTGGGCAATCGCCCTGGCCATAAAAATCCTCACGGTTGGAAACACTGGCATAGGATTGTTCCCAACAATTTACAACACGATCAAGTTATCCCACGACCTAGTGATCGCTGGAATCAACTCGGACTAGAAGTTGCCAATCGCCGACGTGGCAGTCATATATTGATTGTGGCACCTGACGAAAAGCCTTGCAAGTTTTACGACATAGAATTAGACACATGGTTGGCAGAAACTGTAGCCACAATCAAACAGCATACAGATCGACCCATTGTTGTACGTGAACGCAACAAAAGTCGCATGGATAGAAAGACCAATCGTGTAGAAAAAGCCTTAGACGATGTACATGCCGTGGTAACGTTCAACAGCATAGCAGGCACAGAAGCTGTCTTAGCAGGTGTGCCTGTGTTTGCCATGGCACCCAGCAATGCTGCTAGACCAGTGAGCAACACTGACTTGACCCGGATAGACAATCCGTGGTTTCCCGATCGTGATCAAATATTGGACTGGGCATATCATTTGGCGTATGGCCAGTTTCACATAGACGAATTCAAGAACGGACAAGCAGAAAAGATACTTAAACAAACAGAGGAGATATTAAGTGCATGAATTTCAAGGGTGGTGGTTCCCAGATGCTGAATCACACTTTCCAAAGATGTTGAAGAAAAGCATAGACAAAGGCGGACCTGCTGAGTACCAATATCAAGTTCGAGACCGTAGTATGACCTATGTTAAAAAACGTGGCATAGCCCTGGACATCGGTGCCAATGTGGGATTGTGGAGTCGCAGTCTTTGCAAAAATTTCAAAACTGTTGTTGCGTTTGAGCCAGTAGCCATGTTCAGAGAATGCCTAATACGAAATGTTGTTGCCAACAACCTGCAAATCAAAGACTTTGCATTGGGAGATACACGCACAACTGCCACCATGATCATAACAGAAGGCAATACTGGGCACACGCACATTGATCCTGCTACACTGGGCACAGGCGAAACTGAGGTATACAGACTGGATGATCTGGACTTGGACACAGTAGACTATATCAAAATGGACTGCGAAGGCTACGAGTATCGTATCTTGCAAGGTGCAGAGGCAACTATCAAAAGATGTAGACCTGTTGTTGTGGTAGAACAAAAGCCACATGATGCATATAGTAGCCAGTATGGACAACACGCTGCCATTGAACTCATGCAGAGTTGGGGCATGGTGCGGTTAGACCAAGTCAAGGATGATTGGATCATGGGGTGGAAGTAAAGTATGCATGGTCGCCAGCAGTCAAAGGGGATTTTGAAAAATGGACTTTGGAGCCGTGGCGGCGTAAGGGACTAAAAACATTTGATCTAATAGAAGATATTCCCGAAGATCATGTGCTGGTAGTAAGCCACTTTGCTCCGTGGTGGAGCCCTCTCAAAGAATGGATTGCCAACGAACGCCCTTGGATTGAAATAGAGTTTGGTTATTGGGGAGACAATGACCCCAGACGCAACACTCGACGGGTTACTTACTGTGGGCATCATAATCTCAATATGCAAACTCGACCTTGGCCTAGATCGCAGTTGTTTAACGAACCACGTGCCATGCACAATTGGCGTACTACACCTGGTCAATACATTGTAATTCCCAAGCCTGTAAAAGAAATACTAAAACAGAGAACTGGAGAAGACATTGTAGAATGGTGTGAAAAAATGGAAAGCACAGTCAGGCAATACTGGGACGGCGAGATTGTATGGCGAAACAAAGGCGGCAGCAAACCTGGACGTTGGAACAGTTTTGTACGATTGTTGGATGATGCACATGCTGTGGTAGGAGATCGGACCATGGCCTGTGTGGAGGCTTGTCTAATAGGCGTGCCTGCTTACACTATAGATCATAGCATGACCAGCTTGCTCATGGGGGGAGTAGAAAACTTGAGTAGCATACAACATCCCGATCGATCAGACTGGTGGGATCATATTTGCTGGAGTCAATTTCATATTTGGGAATTCACTGACTGTGGAAAGTCTGTGGCCGACTTGGTTGAATCGTACCAGATTCACAAATAAGGCAAAAACTTTTGATAAACACGGCCGGCTCGTGCATCCGCATCGCTCCAATGTGCGGCTGCCAAATCATACATCCATTGCTCTCTAGAGAATATTTCTGGAGTTTCAATCTTATTCACATCCTTGTTGGCCACTGACCAAGCCACACAACTGGAATCATCTGCAAACACAGGAATACCTTCACACACTGCTGCCACACTGGCACTGCTGTTGAAAAACACTGCCGAATGTGCGCCCTGCAAGTTGTCAATCAGTCGACTTTGAGTGGGCTCTAATATGACTACATTTTGTCTTTTGCCCATTTTGCTGTTGTACATAGCAAAGTCTGTCATGTTGTATTGACCTGGATGTGGTCGAACATAAATTTGTCTACTGCTCACTGATCTAATTTGATGTATTTTATCGTGCAACCAGGTCATTGGATCCAGAGTTTTCATTGCAAACCCACCGTCTCTTTGCATGCAAATCAAAACATGCCCGGCTTGATTGACTTGGGCTGGTTTTAACTGCACTCCCAAGGTGCGACTGATTTCCAACCATTTGGTAGCATCACTGTTGCGGTTGGCATACTCAGCACGGTCATAAAATGGACCGTTGAGACTGTATCGCAAGTAATTGCCATGATCATCAAGATACTTCCAACATGACGCATCTATGCACATGGTTTGAAAACCCAGCCTTCGCTGTTCAGGAATGATTTGTTTGCGCAGTGTGATGTTACGACCACCAGTGTTTGTGGTAGCCCACCCCAGCATCACAGCCAACCGACTGGGAGTATATTTGTGTTCCCATTCTACCTTGACTGTGTGTCCTGTTGCTCGCACTCCATCAGCAAAACTTTCCAGGCATTGTATTTTCCTAGAATGTTTTTGTGGATTAGCAACACTGCTAACGTAGACTACAACATCAACCACCCTGAAGGATTCTCCATGCTGTGCCGTCACGCATTTCTGCTTCAGTAAACTGACAATACGCCATGTGTGCTGCCCAACGTTCCACTTCATCCAGTGTGGGAACATAAGGTTCGTTGATAGCATCCAAGGTCTGACTGCACAGGGCTGCGGCTGCATTGGGTCCCAGTGTGATAGCAGGTTTGCCATTGAGCAAGGCTTCGCCTGCGGCAATACTGGAGAATGTGACCAGGCAATGTATGTCTTGTTCTAGTGCATGTGCCATTGAGTCGTCGCTGGTTCTGGCAGTGCGGCCAGGTTTGCGGCGAACAACAACTTCTCGATCTGTTTTACCAGCAAGTTCTTTAAGCACATTGTCCAGCCACTGTTCTAGATCAATGTCATACAAGTTTAACAACTTTTGACTGGGCGGTGCCAACAATATCTTGCTGCCACGATAGAACTTGCGTGGTTGAAATCCTGTTGCCCCTAGTCTGTCTCTGGGCCTGTCTATAATAGGTCCAAAGTTTTGCACATCATTTCTAGTCACACGATGAAATGTTTTCTTCTTGCCGTTGCCAAAATAACCTGTGTCTATGTAGTAAAAGTCTCTACCAGCTTCTTTGCAAGCTCTCATCTCTTTGCGTTTGGTAATGCCACGCAGGATAACCGGTGTCATTGACTTTTCACTCTTGCTCCAAGTGGTTATTTGTCCACCTGCACCTATGGTAAAACTTTGTAAGATAGGATCAAACATTTTTCCCTTTTCTGCGTATCTAAATTCACTGTCAATGGCATGCACCGCTTGATTATCCAATGCACGTATTTTTTCTGACAATGCTTCTATGCTCAATCCGTAGTAGTCGCCTGCTGGATCCACACGATACTTGATCAAATCTCTAAATAATTCAGCCAACTCCGGTGGCACCATATCCAATTCATGTCTCGGCAGCGGTGCTAGTTCTTGTTCATCGTCCATGTTGTGTTCTCTGTTCACAATAATCAGTTAGCAATCTTTCCTTGTGCCAATCTTCTGCAAAGTTGCCTGCATCAGCAAACTCATGAAAGCATGGTGTACCTAGCGTGTAGTGTACCAGTTTTGCCAAGGGATTCCATTCATACTCAACATCCAACCAGTTCCATTCTGGGGGCAGTTCACCAATGCGTTCATCTTCTAGCCAGGTGAATCTGTGCAGTTCTGCACCTGTTGATTTTTGCACGAACTCCGGTGTTAGTTTACGATTGGGAAAACTACTACAGTTCCACAATATCACACTTGACCAATTCTTGCGCGGATAGTCTTCGTTTTTGCTGCCAAGATACTTTTCAGTCATGCGTGTTTTGTAGTCATGTTTTACAACCATGACGTCTTTGTAAGGATTTTGTAACTTCCATAGTTCTACGACATCGCCACGCAAAATCATGTCACCGTCAATGAATATGGCCCATCCTGAGTAGTCCATCAAGTGTGGCACAAGAAAACGGCTGTAGATAAATTGATTGCTGCCATCAGTGTGTGTTTCATCATAGTCTCGGAACAAGTTCAATGCCACAGGAACGATGGCCACTGGCTGACTGGCATGTCTAATAATTGAGTTCACGCATGTATGATATGCAATAGCTTCTCTAGGATCATATCCTACAAATACTGGAATTGGTTTCATTTACGTTCAATATCATCTTCAACACAGCGTTCACCGTATTGTATTTCAATCAACTTCAAAGGTTGATCAGTTTCGTTACACAGTTGATGCCACTCATTGACTTTGATAAATGTGTGCTCATGCATGGTCAGTTGGCATTTGACTTCTTGATCAGTGCTGGCCTCATCCAATGTGTATACCGTGGCTTCGCCCTCAGCCACAAACCAAAACTCTGCACGACTATCGTGTCGTTGCATGCTCAAGCATGTTTTGGGCATCACAGTGAGTTCTTTTAATTTTGTATTAGCACCAACTTCGTGCAACACACGATAGTAACCCCAGGCACGATCAGTTTTGGGTGTTTTCCACTCTGTGAGAATCCACGAACTTGAATTCATCTTGTGCTCGCCGCCTACACCAAATTGAAAGTCCACATCATCAAATACCATTTCGGGACAGTTGACAGCAGTACGGTCACCACCATTGGCAAATATAAATTTGGTTCGAGGCACAGTATAATGTGCTCGGGCAACACGGATAGCATCTATGGATGTGTTGTCTGCATCATCAAATTCAATTACCTTGTCTACCATGCGTAGATTTTCGATGATGGCTCTTCGTTCGCTGGCAGACAAAAACGGTCGACCTTTTTTGCGTGTGAGCCAAGCGTCTGAATTAATACCAACCACAAGCCTATCTCCCAGTGCCCGAGCGGCTTCAAAATAGGCAATGTGCCCAGAATGTAGCGGATCAAAGCCGCCTGTGACAATTACAATTTTCATACAGATATTTATCTGCGTATATTTTGATGCTCAAGTATCAACCGCAGTTCAGGGCTGCCATTGGGATTTTTTACTGGGTTAGCAGTAAAGTTCACAGACTCTGACCATGTAATGTTGCACTGATCAAACTGTTGTTGTATTTTTTGCAGCCACCAGTCTGCATTTTCTATGATCAAGTGTGCATTGCGTCCGTCGGGCAAGCGTTTTTTTGCAGGATAACAAGCAATGATCAAGAAGGCTGCACGAGAAAACTTGCTTTGCATGAGCGTCAACGACTGATCTAATTGATCCGGTTCAAAGTGTTCTATCACATCACAACTGACCAGACAATCATAGGTGCCAGTAGGCACAACCATATAATCAGGATTGCCAGGATCATAGCCTCCCAGTTCTTGAATACTGGGGAAATCTTGTTCCACGCGGTTGAGAAGATTGCCATTTGCACACCCCCAATCTACTAGACTCCAAGGTTGGTATTTGGTTACAAAATTATGTACCAAGTCATACTTGGGCAAGAGTTCTTTGTACATTCCTGTCATAGTGTTATATATGATCGATGCACCAACCACCAGAATGCTACCCAGGCTTCAAAGAAGAACAGCAACAAAAAGATTTCCATCTCTGCCAAATCCCGTTGCCAGCGTTCTTCATCAGTCATGTTATACCGTGATGTCTTCCATGCCTGCTGTGCGCAGTCTTACCACGTGACCCATTTGCCACTGCTTGGTGTCTAGGCCTTTCATTATGCCCAACCAACGATTGCGTAGCAGTGCCACTTCGTTGATGATGGTTTCAAAGTCCACAACTTCTTCTTCACCGTCCACGTACTTTTCAGCATCACGTGCGGTCAAAGCACGAGCATACCCTTCAAGATACTTCTTGAAATGTCGAGTACGTATCTTTCTCAATTGAATATTGAGAAAGTTCAACACAGCTTCAATCTCTTGTAACTGGTTGAACCTATGCTCAGTTATGCCTGGCAAGGCAGTGATGTTCTTTTCCACCAAGCCGCCAATTTTGCAGTCACGCTTGGCATCTGTGAGTTCTGACTCAAAGTGTGCAATGAAGTCAGGTATGTTACTAAGATCTGCTACAACTTTACTGTACCACATGTGCGTTTACCCAATCTTTATATTCAATTTTAAATTATCAATTTCTTCTTTGAGACTTGTTAAGTCTGCCCAACTTCCTGGGTATCTTAAATCCAGCAGGAGTATTTTTAATTCTAAATATCTTCTGAATCGTTCTTTTAAAGTTAGCGTGGGATTAGACGATATATCAAAAAAATGAGTTGCATAATTTTCATTGTGTATTCCCAACTCGTGTTTCATGAGATCCAGTGGTGTATTTTTTAACAATACATAAGGATGTGCCAAGGTTACCCCAATTACAGTGTCATCTAATAGATATTTTTGATATCTTTTAAACATCTGTATATTGTCGTCATGATCTTCCAGCGTTTCGGTTGGATACGCAGTCATCATTAATAGTGCATTTTTAATCTTGTACTTTGAACACATTTCTAAATGATAGTCTATGTCTTGATTAGAAAACTTTTTACCAATATGTTCACGCACACGATTACTGCCTGACTCAATGCCAATTTGTATGTTGTTGCAGCCTGCGGCAGACATTTTTTGATATAGGTATTCATGATGTTGTGATTTAGGTCTAATAATAAACTGCCCTGAAAAAACAAGGTCTTCTAGTTGTTTATTTTTTGCCTTGAGATCAACTATTCGATCATTCAGATCTACAAATTGTTTTAATGATCCATTGATCAGACTGTCCGTGAACACAAACTGTTTGATGCCGGTTTCTTCAAAATGTTGTTTGATTTCTTGTACAAGGTTTTCAGCACTGCG